GATGCAGAAAAGACAATGGCATATGTTGCTAGAGTGTCTAACCCTAGTAACCAAGATAACGAAAACTATGCAGGGCTATTGCGTTATTGCATTAAGCATAATCATTGGTCTGTGTTTGAGCAAGCTCATATGACACTGGAGATTGAAACCTCTCGTGGCATCGCAGCTCAGATTTTGCGTCACCGTTCATTTACATTCCAAGAGTTTTCCCAACGCTATGCTGATGCTAATCTGTTGACAGGCGATATTCCTGTGCCAGAGTTGCGTCGCCAAGATGAAAAGAATCGCCAGAATTCTACTGATGACCTTGAAGGATATCTGAAACTTATTCTTGAAACAGAAATTCAAGAGCACTTCATCCGCTCCAACAACCTCTACAAGCGTCTCCTAGAGGCGGGAGTGGCAAAGGAGTGTGCAAGGTTTGTGCTGCCTCTGGCGACCACTACACGCCTTTACATGACAGGCTCATGCAGGTCATGGATACATTACATTGATTTGCGCTCCGCACATGGCACACAGAAAGAGCACATGCAAATTGCCAAAGCGTGTCGTGAAGTATTTAAACAACAATTTCCCACAGTATCTGAAGCACTAGGTTGGACAAATGAAGAATAAAAAACCAGACATATCAGAATTACATAAACAATTTGAAGAGGTTACTTCTGACCAAGCAAAAATTTCTTCTGTCGAACAAAACAAAATTAGATTTCCGTATGAAGTTTTAATTTCGGTGGATAGGGGATGGATTCCTTGTGCTATATTAGAAGTGGATACAGAAAAAGAATTGGCTAAAGTGGCATTTTATCATCCAGATCATGCTGGGTGGATGGAAACATGTCAAGGTGGTGTATTCGATGAAGTCGTAGAAATGTGGAGAGTAAGGGTGAGAGAATAATATGCACTATGCATTTCCATATAATTTTGTTTACTGGGAAAAAGTAAATTCTCATAAAGAAATAAAAGAAAAATATTATAATAATATTTTAGATACTCAAAATAATTTAAAAAAAAATAATGAATGGGTGGGTGAATTAAAAACAAGTTACAATAATCCTTCTTTAAATGAATTTTTATATGAAGATTATTTTACTTCTAATGTAATTTGGCCTTACTTCGATAATATGTTAGTTGAAATGAGAGAAAATATCCCTCTCCCTGTAGAGTCTTACATATCATGCAGTTGGTATAACTTATATAATCCTGGAGATTTTCAAGAAACTCATCAACATGATAAAAACTATGCACGTATACGTGATAAAATACATGTCAATGCATATTGTGGGATATACTTATTACATCTTGAAGAAACAAATAAAACTATTTTTTACGAAGAACCACCAATCCCATGCAGCTTAGATAACTCTGGTGTCAATTTTAATACTGATTTTTTAGAAGAAGGTAGTATAATTTTCTTTCCATCGGGACTTTCTCATTATGTCTTACCTGCGAAAGCAAAAAGGTGTACTATATCTTTTAATATAACTTCAGTATATCCTAATACACATATAGCATCTTAAAAAATTATGTATTACGAATGTGACCTTAATGGCACCCCAGTTGCCTGTCAAATCATTGAGTGGGATAAGGTTACTGGTCAGTGTCTTGTTGAATATACTGACCAGATTGGACTCTTGCGTATTTGGGTAGATGGTGATAGAATCAAGGAGAGAACACCTCTCCTAGAAATTTCTCAATGAATATCTTTTATCTCAGTTACGACCCACGCACCTGTGCCGCCGAGCATTGCGATAAGCATGTAGTGAAGATGATTGTTGAGTATGCTCAACTTCTTTCTACCGCTCATCGTGTGCTTGACGGCATTCCTTATACAGAGAAGTCGCCTAAAGGCAAGACAGTAAAACGTTATCGCCTTGACAAACCACGCGAAGACATTTTATACAAAGCATGTCATATTAATCACCCATCTAATATATGGGTCCGTGAGTCACGCTCACACTATCGTTGGTTGTTTGATTTATTTCAACATTGTTGTGTAGAATATACACGACGCTATAGAAACTATCACAGCACGGAGAGTTTGATTAGTTACTTATGGGTAGCTCCATTCAATATTAAAGATGCTGGGTGGACAGATCCACCCCCTGCGATGCCAGATATATATAAAGTGCCTGGTAATTCTATCCAGTCATATCGTAACTACTATATTGGAGAGAAAGTTTCCTTTGCGAAATGGAAATCTCCTGCCACTATTCCCTCATGGTTTATTGAAGATGCCAACTTACAAATTCAAAGATAATAACACAGGTGAAGAGTTTGAGAAGTGGATGTATATGGCAGAAAGAGAACCTTATCTTGCTGCTAATCCACACATCTCTCAGATGCCAACACTTTTGCATTCAGTTTCTGAGATTGGAAACTGGCAAAATAAAACATCGAGCGATTGGAAATCAATTATCAACCGCGCCGCTAATGTACCTGGATCAAATGTAGAGAGACTGTAAATTATGCCTGTGAAAACTAGAAAGAAAACTGGTGCCGTTGTGCCTCCTGGTATGAGTTTGAAGCAAATGAAAAGGAAGAAACCTGTTAATTCTGAATTGCTTACAGACATTGAACCCCTTACAGAAAATCAAAAGAGATACTTTGAAGAGTATGCAAAAGGTAAAAACATGTTTGGTTACGGGTGCGCTGGCACTGGTAAAACATTCATCGCTTTATATCTCGCACTCAAGGATGTTCTCAATGAGAATACCCCTTATGAGAAAATCTATATCGTCCGCTCACTGGTAGCGACCCGCGAGATTGGTTTCCTTCCTGGCGACCATGAAGACAAGTCATCTCTTTACCAAATTCCCTACAAGAATATGGTAAAATATATGTTTGAGATGCCAAGCGATGATGAATTTGATAAACTGTATTACAATCTCAAGGCACAGGAAACCATTTCTTTCTGGTCAACATCTTTTATTCGTGGCACCACACTAGACAACTGCATCATTCTCATTGATGAGATGCAGAATCTCAACTTCCACGAGTTAGATTCAATTATCACTCGCGTCGGTCAGGACTCTAAGATTATCTTCTCTGGTGATGTTAGACAGTCAGACCTTATTAAAACACATGAGCGCAATGGTATCATTGACTTCATGCGTATCATTGAAACTATGGAAGAGTTTTCCACAGTTGAATTCCAAATCGAAGACATCGTACGTAGCGGATTGGTCCGTAGTTATCTCATTAGTAAAACAAACTTAGGACTGTAGAATGCTTTTTCATCATTTGCCTTTGACTCCAATCGAATTGATTGCCGAAACTGTCGATGGTCGCAGGGTATATCCTGTGCCATCTGGCGGTAAGTATCCATCAATTACTACTGTGCTCTCTTGCAATCCAGAGAAGAAAGCTGGTATAATGAAGTGGAGACAAAGAGTAGGAGAAGAAAAAGCAAATAGAATCTCTAACCGTGCTGCCTCTCGCGGCACGGCATTTCATTCTATCGTTGAAGATTACCTAAATAATAGATACGATGAAACTAAATTCAAGGACAAGCACTTGCCCTTGATGATGTTTAAGAATGCTAAGCCAACACTAAACAGAATCAATAACATCTACGCACAAGAAGCGGCATTATACTCAGACGAGTTGGAAATTGCAGGGCGCGTTGATTGTATTGCAGAGTTTGATGGAGAGTTATCTATCATCGACTTCAAAACATCTGCTGAAGAAAAAAAGCTAGAGTGGATTGAAGATTATCTTATTCAAGAAACAGCATATGCATGTATGCTGTATGAAAGATACAAATTAAAAGTTAATAAAATTGTTACTATCATCGCTTGTGAAAGCGGAGACACTCAGGTGTTTGTAGAAACACCAAAGAAGATTTATCTTCAAAAATTAATCGGGTACATAGACGAGTATAAAAAAACCTATGACTAAAGGAGAAATATTAGAGGACAAGTTTATGACTAGTGCAAAATTCTCACAGGAAGTGGAGAAGATTGCATCACATAATGATATGAATTATATTGATGCTATTCTACACTATTGTGATATCAATAATATTGAGGTGGAAACGGTATCAAAACTTATTACTAAACCTCTAAAAGAAAAACTAAAGTTTGATGCTCAAAAATTAAACTTCATCAAGAAAACATCTCGCGCAAAATTAATGTTGGTATGACTGACTTTTTTGATTCCGATATTGTCCGTGAAGAAGCACGGGAAATGGAACGTCTTCAGATGGAAGCAATGGAGCTGACTCTCTCATCTCCATTTCAAAAATCTAAAGAAGATCAACTGAATTATATTCACACCGTAAGGTCATTAGTTGAGAAGCAGCAGATCTTCTACATGCGACTAAAACTCTCAGACGATCCTCGTGCTGTCGAAATGTGTGAGCAGATCGAGCAGGGTGCTAAGATGCTCTACGGTTGGTGGGAGACTGCTGACGTGCTCTCCCTGATGCGTGAGATGCTCTCCAAGCTGGACCAGTTTGAGAAGGAGATAGAGGCAGAGGGTTGACGCCGCCCCTCTGCCGTGTTATGATGTATCCGTGGCAGGCGTCACACAGACCAAATCCAAATTAATCCGAGGTAATCCTATGTCTTTTGCTGACCTTAAGCGTAAGTCACAAAACAATTTCGCAACTCTTACTAAAGAGTTGGAGAAAGCAAACTCTTCTTCCAGTGCTGATGAGCGATTCTGGAAACCATCAGTCGATGCTGCTGGCAACGGGTTTGCTGTCATTCGTTTCCTGCCCGCGCCCGAGGGTGAAGATGTGCCCTGGGCAAAACTGTATAGTCATGCCTTCCAAGGTCCAGGTGGTTGGTATATTGAAAACTCTCTGACCACCATCGGTGGCAAAGATCCTGTTGGTGAGATCAATCGTCGCCTCTGGAATAGCGGCAGCGATGCTGATAAAGAAACTGCTCGTAAGCAGAAGCGCAAACTGTCCTACTATGCTAACATCTATGTGGTGAGCGATAAAGCAAACCCTGAGAATGAAGGTAAAGTATTTCTGTATAAGTTTGGTAAGAAGATCTTCGACAAAATCATGGCTGCCATGCAACCTGAGTTTGAAGACGAAACTCCTATCAACCCGTTTGATATGTGGGAAGGTGCTAACTTCAAACTGAAGATTACTAACGTTGCTGGTTATTGGAATTACGACAAGTCTGAGTTTGCTGCTCCTGCTGCACTCTCTGCTGATGATTCTCAACTGGAAAGCATCTGGAAGTCGGAGCATTCTCTTGCTGCTTTCACTGCTGCTGATAACTTCAAGTCTTATGAAGAGTTGGAAGAGCGCCTGAATCTGGTGCTGGGTGTCACTCAAACTCCTGCTGCTGCTCGTGCGAAGGTTGCTCGTCCTACTCTTGATGAAGAGATTGAGGATGAGGAATTCACTGCTCCTGCTCCCCGCCGTGAACCTGCCCTGCCTAAGGTTGCAGTCGCTGCTGGTGTTGATGAGGATGAAGATGATGCTCTCAGTTACTTCGCTCGCCTCGCTGAGGAAGACTGAAACCAAAATCCATAGATAAAAACCTTTTGGGCGGAAAAAAAATCCGCCCATTTTTTTGTGTAAAAAAGTTTAGACCCCTGATTTTTTTAATTGACTATCGACGTAGTTAGTTGAGCGTGAGTAGAAACTTTGCTCCTTGAAATCTCTCACAAACTGTTGAATGTATCTGTCTTTTAATAGATAGATTTCTCTCTTTGATTCGTTTTCTCTGATAGCTTGATCAAGATTAGTGACAGCAGTTGTTATATTACTACCAGCAATTTGTGTATAAACTAGGTTGGGTGTAGATTGATTCAAATACACATATGGTCTTCCTACAAATGCTTGATCTACTGTCAGACCACCCTCTAACACAACCTGACCCTCTTGGTTTTTTAATTCTTTTGTCTCGTAATGATGTATTGAGTCTGGATTATCAACTAAGTCTCTTAGTTGCCACTCAGATAGAGGCCAATCGAAGTATGGATTGATTATATTATTAGTCAAAGCAATTACCCAATCATAATTAGGTGTGCCATATGTTTTCTCTGAAAGTAAATCTAAACGATCTCCCTCTACAATAGCATAACGCTTGAAGAATACCGAATAACTAAACTTATCCTCATCTATTTTAAAGCGACGAAAGAAATTTTTAGCAACCACATAATCTGATTGAGAGAAAGGAAACTTAACTGGTTTCTCGTCGTATTGTATGTCTGGTGTGAGTGAAAAATACATTAGAATGTTGCTCCGCTATCTCTAATTTCATCACCATAAACCATTTTGGTTTCTTGGAAACTGATTCTGATGGTTGTTGCAACTGGTGAACCATCTGGCAATCTTGCCCAAGCTCCATCGGGAGTATATGATACATTGAAATCTGTAATCACACTTGGTTTGAATTGAGAAACCCACTCGCTAGGTGCTCCACCACGCATGAAAGTTACGTCAACAATATCAGGGACAGATACAAAAGAAGCAGATTTATCTTCTGATACAGCACCGAATTTTGGTAGAGTTCCTACTTTAAATTTCTGTATGATACTTTTGATAGTTTGTGCTTCTTTTAAATTTCTAGGTGCCATTTTAAATGAGAGAGAAAAGTTTCTCATTTTTGGTCCGCGATAAAGCACCTCAGTATTTGGGTTTAATATTTGACCAGTTGATGCTGCAAATACATCGTTGGTTGTGAGAGATCCGAAGTTAGTTTGTCCTAGTATTTCTCCAATTGCAGTTGCAACTACAGTGCCTTTTGATATAGCATTTTCAGTCATTGTTGTCATAGATTGAAGAGCTTCTTTTCCAGCTCCTCCAATATTACCAGCAGATGCTTTTCCAAACATTCCCAATGCAGTCCTTGCTGCTAAACTCAAATCCATGTCTTGCCAGTTGGCTCCATATTGTGCTTCAATATCTTCTGGCATATACAGTTGTATAGTTCCTTTGTGCTCACCCAATGATGTGACAGAGCTATTATAATCTGATAGCAAAGCATCATTACTAGTATTTGTAGCAACTTGATTGCTAAATGGTGCTTTATACTTATAAAAATTAAACAATACCCAATCGGTATCAGACCCTATTCTTTCTTGTGGGTATCTTAAATTAGTTTCCTGTGGTCCTGTTGTACCTGCTCCACTGCTTCCTGCTGGTATCATTCTACGTCCTCGATGTCTTCTGGTTTGCCATAACCTTTGATGATTCTTTTTGCTCTGAATTTAGTATAGAATTTTTCATTGGTTTCTTTCCACACATCAGCAGATTTGTATGGAAACTTTTGACCATTTTTATCTCTAACGAAACTTTCAACAGGTAGGGCGATAGATGTTTCCCATTCAGAAGATGCTAAGTCTAAAAGAAATCCATCGATGTGGTCTGTTATATATTTATGGATGATGCAGGTAGGTACATTAATTTTATCATCCATCAAGTCTTGTATAATTTTCAATCTTTTATTTGGGTGTACATAATGTAAATTAGCAGCAATGAAGTGGTCACTGTTTGCTCGTATCACATATGCTAAAGGAAATTGATCGTAGTATGGAAGATACTTCATCTTTGCTTTGTATTCAAAGAGAAATAGTCTTCCTTGTCTTGCATACCTTCTTAATTCATTTGTATCTTGATTCTCTTCCACCTGCACTCTGTCTCTTCTCTCTTCCTTGACAGTTTTTTCTGGGTGTGCTTTGTATTCCAGTGCCATTTTTTTCACAGTCTGTCGATACCACGACCATGTTTTCTCTTCACCTCCAGTAAGTTTCTGGACACGCTCAAAGAGAGTCTCGTAGTTTTTACCACCAGACTTACTATCTTTGCCGAATCCTTTTGCCATGTTAGACTCCTAAGTGATCTTCTGTCAGTATTAGAAACTCCATGCGTCTATCCTCACACCATTCTTTAGCTGCTTCCCACTTCGCCATGTTTTTATAGTAGGATAATACTTTATCTTTATAAATTTTTGTTTGTTTTTTCTGTGGGTCTGGTGGTATCGTTTGCTTCTTTGGTTTAATTTCAATTAGATACTTCTTTATCTCACCTGTTTTCGTTTGTATTTTGATATAGAAATCAACATAGTAACGATGCACCCTACCATCAATAGGTGAGCGATACGGTATCACACATTCTTCACTACCCCACTGCAACACACTGGGATTTCTATCACAGAATACCATAAACTTTCTTTCCCAAAGAGACCGATAGATTATGTTAGTCGGATTCCCTTTGTATTTCTGTGGATTTTCAGGTCTATACTTCCCAGAGTATGCCATAAATAATATATAGTATCCCGTAGGTATTTATAGATGGCAGAAAGACCATTTGCAGTTTCTTCTGGCAAAACAAGTATCAATGGTTTTCTTGGAGGACTTGCTAATAGTGGCAGTGCCGCTATGTCCAATACTTATGAGGTTAGATTTGATTTTTCTGGAAAAGATTTGTTGCAAGAAAAACTTAGTGGTGCTGGATTTAGTTCTTTTGCGGAGTCGGATCGTGCTTTGGCGTATGATATGCTCACGCTTCTGTGTGAAGAGGCATCTCTTCCTGGGGTGATGGCAAATACTGGACAAACAACTGGCGTTTATATGGGTGAAGGTCAGGTAAATTATCCACACACTAGATCTTTTCAGGACATAACTTTAGGATGGACTTGCGATGCTAATTTACTTCCTCTCAAATTTCTCAATACATGGATGGGTGTAATTTTCAGAGACACTGAAGGGTCTAATACTGAGAGAGGTAGAGGCGGAAGATTGGGTGCTTACACTGTTGCATATCCAGATGAATATCAATGCGAAATAATTATTAAAAAAGCGGAAAGAAATTCTACAGATACTCTTGGCAGAGTAGCTGGACTATATAGATTACACGATGCTTGGCCATATTCTATTCAAAGCACACCAGTATCCTATGGTGCTTCAACATTGTTGAAAGTAACTGCATCTTTTTATTATAGAAGATGGGATTTCCAAATTAATCGAGTCGGAAAAACAAATTAATTAAGATATAAATTATGGCATTACCAAAACCCCCAGTCCCAACCTATGAATTGGAATTACCTTCAACAGGTAAGACAATTAAATACAGACCATTCTTAGTGAAGGAAGAAAAACTTCTTCTGATTGCTACAGAGTCAGGTGACGATAAGCAAATGAGAGATGCTATCGTTGAAATTCTCAAGTCGTGTATTCTCACACGAGGAATTAAAGTAGAAGATCTTTCGATGTTTGATTTGGAATATGTTTTTCTAAACATCCGTGCCAAGTCAGTTGGTGAATTAGTTGAAATGATTTTCACTGCGAAGGATGATAATGAAACTAAACTTCCTTATACATTAAACCTTGAGGAAGTTGAGTGTATCAAACCAGAGGGACACAATAGAAAGGTAACTCTTTCTGATACCAGTGGATTGATTATGAAGTATCCCAGCATGGAGCAGTTTATTACATCACAAATTCTACAGAAAGAGCAATCAACTGAAGAAGTATTTGATGAGATTATTAATTGCGTGGAACAGATTTATGATGGTGAAGAAGTGTGGGAAGCAAAGACCACACCAAAGAAAGAGATTAAAGAATATCTAGAGGGTTTAACCAGCAAACAGTTTGAATCTATTCAACAGTTTTTTGCTACTATGCCCAAGGTATCACATACATTTACTTTAACCAATCCCAATACAGGGGTTGAATCTGAATATACTATTGAGGGACTTACCAATTTTTTCGGATAAGTCTCTTCCATGAAACTCTTGCAAATTTCTATCAGACTAATTTTAATCTGATGTATTTTCATAAGTTTTCTCTTACTGAATTGGAAGAGATGATGCCATGGGAAAGGGAAGTGTATGTTACTATGTTGATGAATCATCTAGAAGAAGAGAGACAGAAACAACAGCAACAGCAGTTTAAATGAATTTACCACAACCGCCAGAAGGAGTATTAAATCCAAAGATGCCTTGGAGTAGGATTAATCCTAACTCTAGGTTGTGGTTGATTTTAAAATCAAAATTAACTGGTAGAAGACAGGGAGATGAAAGCTATACTTCATATGTAAATCTTTCTGATGCAGATGCCGATAGGTTAATTGCCAACATAAAAAAAGATCCAAGAGGTTATCCCTCTTTGGATCAGGAAAGTGGCACTCCTATACAGTGGATGGAGAGGCAAAGATTATATCAGGAGTGGTTGGTAGAAGCATATCTCAACAATCCATTTGAAGAACCAGTAAGCGAAAAGATTGTTGAGCAAACTACTGAAATATTAGTAGAAGCACAAGAAGAAATTCAGGAGGCAGAAACTAAAGAAGAAGTTTCTGAGATTCTTGAAGATAAGATAGACATCTTAGAAGACATTCAGGAGAAGATTGCTCCTCCCCCCACAGAGAATAAGATTCCTGATCCTTGGGAAGGTAGTGAAACTGTTCCTACGCCTCAGACTCAGAAAACTGATAAGAAAAAGAAGAAGAAAAAGAAACCTAAGTCTAAGAAAAAACCTACTACTCCTCCTAGTAGTCCGCCACCTAAACCACCTAAGAGATCTTTTGCATCTAAGTTTGGTGGCGGTGTTAAAGGAGTTGCCAAGGTAATAGGGAAAAAAACACTCAACTTCATGGAGAAGGGTGGTCCAGTTGGACAAAATATGGGCCCATCGGTTCTTCGTGCTGGTGCATGGATAGGAAATAAAATATCAAAAGCATTTGAAGATGCTAAGAAAGAAAAAGAAAGAGCTCTTAAAGCAGAAGCAAATGGTGCGGAGATACCACCAGAAGTAAAGGAGAAAGGATACTTCCTTAAGAAGTCTTTGGGGTATCAGTTTGGTGGCAAAGTATTAGACCAAACGGTTGGCACATTCTTTGAAAACATACCATCTAAACAGTCAAGTAAGAAGGCAGGTTTCGGTGACAAGTTTGACTACGGAGATGGAGACCCTAAGAATAAGAAACAACAGTCAGAGATAAAAGATTTAGCAACTGGATTTAGAAATGTAACTAAGTCTCTCAGTGGAATCAATAAGAGAATGGGTGACTTGATTCAGACTATGAGTAAGTTGGTTGGAGAAACTTCACGAGTAGCTGATACACTAGAGGGAATACAAAATGCTATTGCCAAGTCTATAGATGTTGAAATAGATTCTGGGTCTTCGGATGATGAAGCACAACAAGCAACAGGTGATATCAATATACCTGACATTGATTTAAGTGGATTGATGTCAAAAGAAGGTGATGGATTAGATTGGTTTGATATGTTGTTTGCCGCTGATGATGCAAGAGATATTGCTAAGAGAATAAAGGGAGGCGGGGAAAGAAATACCACAAGAAGAGGTGGTCCAAAAATAACTGGTGATGTGCCGAAGAGAAATAGATTCAAATTCCCATCATTTCCTGGCAGAAGATTTAAATTTGCAGAAGGCACTGCTGGTGTAGCATCTCCAGTAAGAGCAATGATTGGTGAAGCAGGTCCAGAAATGGTTACTGGGTCTCCTAGAAAGTTTGCTGAAGGTGGAGCTTTGCGAGGTGCTGGTAGTAATATTCTTGCTACTGGTCTTGGTGCCACTGGAAATTTAATGAAGAAGGTGCAACCATTTGCTAATCTGTTTGCAGCACCATTCCAAGTAGTTGGATCTTGGATTTCTACAACGCTTTCTAATTTAGTGAGTGTTGCTGGACCTTTTAGTGGTGTAATTGCAAAGATATTCTCTCCACTGATGGGAGGACTTGCTACTATATTTGGATTGAATCAAGGAGCATTTGCTGCTGAAATTAATTCAGCTGCAATGACGGAGAAGCAAGGTGCGAATGAATTGTCTAGATTCTTTGCCAACTTCTTTAAATTATTTGGCATCAATATTGGTGGTGATGAAGAGAAGAATGATGATGATAGTGATGCCGAAGACTTTGATATTAAAGATGGCCCTGTGTATGAAAAAGGCGCTTCAATTGCTAAAATTTTACAGTCTAGATTAGGAATCAAAGACTATCAAGCTGCTGCTATTGTCGGCAACATGATACAAGAAAGTGGTCTTCAACCAGATGTTTTGGAAGGTAGCAAGAAGGGCACTTTACAAGACGCGATGAATAAGGGAGCAGGATATTCTTATCCACAATGGACCATTCCATCTAGACAGCAGGGTTTTGCTAAGTATATGGAATCAAAAGGTCATGATTGGAAGACTAAACCAGCAACAGATGACCTTGCTCTTGGATATGTTATTGAAGAGTTTCCAACATATGATAGCGGAAATGTTTTCAAAAATTCAAAAGACATAGCATCTGCATCTAACTGGGTATTGAAAAATTATGAAGGACCAGCAGTACAAGATGCAAAAGAGAAACAAGAAAGAGTAAATGACTCTGCTTCTGTGTTGGCGAAGATGGCGAGGGGTGGTATCGTATCTGCTGCAGCAAGTTTTTCTAATAAGGTCAAGGGTTTATATCAAATATCTGGACCTGATACAGGATATATTATTCCAAAAGAATACACTGGAGGAGAAACATTTATAGGTCATGGTGAGGAATTACTTGCACATTTAGGAAATAAAATGTTGATTGCTCCTATACAAAATAAAGAGTATGATATTTACAAAGATCCAGCAAGAGCATACAATAGATATGAACAAATAGGAAGACAATCTGGCGTTGAAGTTTCTGGTGGTTTTAATCTTGTAGATTTTGTGGATAGAGTTATATTCGGACCACCACATAAAGGACCATCGAATGTTAGATATCAGTCTGGTCCTAGAGATGCTATTGAAGCAATAGGTGGAAAATATTATGCTCCTTATGGACCAGACTCATCATTCAAACCAGTAAGAGGAGCATCATTACCTGAGGGTCAAGTTGTGCCGCTACCTATACCTAAAGATACTGTCACTGGCACAGTTGGATCTACGGTTGCTGTGATACAACCAATGGTGCAAATACAATATGTGCCTGGTCCTGTGCAAACAGTAATACAAGAAGTTCCAGCAAACATACATGCAGCTGCCAAAGCTCTGTATGATAGAGTGTATTACTCATCTGTGTCCTAAATATCAGGAGGTAGGTAGATAGAATGGCAGCAGGAACATCCACACCAATTCCAGCAGGGCAAGGACCAAGCGTATTAGGCATTGCTATGTCTATTGGTGCGAAGATTCGTGATGCGGCAGAAGATGCTAAGGAGCAGAGAGAAAAAGCAGCAGAGAAAGGAGAGACACCTAAGAAAGGGTCATTATTTAAATCTGCATTGGCAAATAAATTCAATCCAATTAAATCCAAGAAGGCAAAATCTAATTGGGCAAAGCAATTTGATTGGAATAAAACAACCAAGAGTGACCAGCAAGTTAAACCGCCTACAGGAGATGGAGGTGGCGGAGAAGGTAAAGCAAAACTAAAAGAGTTTATTGCTGGTGGATTCACGGCTATTCTAAAAGACACTGGTATGATGGTGTCTAAACTTGATGGCGTTAAGATGATGGCAGGTGAAAATCTGTCAGAAGTTACCAGAGCATCTAGCACACTGACAGTTATCAAAGATAGTATTGATGCACAAACTGAGTTAAGACGAAGAGCATTAGATGAAGCTAAGTTTGCCAGAGCAGAAAAGAAACTAGAAAAAACTAAAGATGTCGCTGGCGTTTCTGATGCTAAGAAACCAGAAGACAAGGGTGGCGGTAAAGGTGGAGAAGATGGAGGTGGTGGGGGACCATGGGATTGGATACTTGGTGCTCTTGGCATAGCAGATTTATTAGATAACTTTTTGCCAGGAATAAAAAAATTAAATCCATTTAAAAAATCTCCAGTAACACAGGGTAAAGGAGGAAAACCATCTGGTCCTAGAATGCCTGGCACTGGACCAAAAGTTACAACTAGTGGCGGTGCTCCTGCAGCAAAGCAACCATGGTGGAAAAAGATGTTACCATTTGCAGATGATGCTGCAAAGGGTGGTGTTAAAGCAGGAGCAAAAGGTGCTGGAGGATTACTTGGTAGATTACTTCCAGGAGCACAAACTGCTTTGGGTATTGGATTGGCAGCAAAATCTTTTGCTGAAGGTGATGCTATTGGTGGTGCATTAAATCTTGGAAGTGCTCTGCCTGGTCCACTGGGATGGGCATTCTTGGCAGCTAGTTTAGGTAGAGATACCTTTGCTCCAGGACTAGGCAACAAAGAATTAGGACAAGCGTTCAGCACCCCAGGTTTAACGCCAGAACAAACATCTGGAATGTCTGGTCTCGAAAGAGGAATGCTAGACATATCCACTCCTTCATTATTCTCTGAAGGTGGCATAGTCCCATCATCAGTACCACCATCCCCCGTTTCTCCAATGGCAGAAGGGGGAATCAAACCAGGAATGTATGACAATCCAACTAAAGGAATCTTATCACCTGGGCAGAGTGTCATACCATTGAATCGTAGTGAAGGCAAAGCGATGTTTGGTAAGTCAGCGGCAACAAGCCCTGGCGAAACTGCTATGGATACTGTTGGTGCTATGATACTTGGCGTGTCTGCTGGCATGTTAGGCAAGACTGACAGCGGAAGTGTGGGCGATCAAGTGAGACAAAATATTAGAAAAGCATCTAAAGAATTTGGTATTTCTAATCTCACATTTACATCTGCTCTTGGTAGAGCACAATTTAAAAAAGTTGATGTGAATAAAGATGCCAAAGATTTTATGAAATCATTATTTGGTAATATAAAAATTGGTGGTGGCGGATCTGGCGGTGGTAAAGGAGGTAATGGCAATAAAGATAAACCACCTGGCGCTGACCTAGAAAATACAGGTGTTAAAAATGAAATTGATTTGTCATCGGGGAAAGGTGCTGTGCAATTTACCGATGGGTTTGATCCTACTGGCACTAAATTAGGTAGAGGGAGACCACACATGGGTCAAGATATTGGCACAGGTGGTGAGAAAGGGTGGTATGTTGCTATGAAAAAAACAGGTAAGGTAACTTATTCTGGATTTGAACCAGGGGGCGGAAATTCTGTTTATATAAACACAGGTGGTGGAGTTGAGTATAGATTTATGCACTTGAAAGATCCGTCACCATTAAAAGAGGGACAAGATTATAATGGAGAAACAATCGGGGAGATTGGAAACACTGGTAGAAGTAGTGGAGAGCATTTACACTTTGAAAAATTAGTTAATGGAAAACATGTTGATCCTAAGAATGATGCTGATGCACTGCTTGATATTGGTAAGGAAACTATTAAAAATTTTAGACCACGAGCGGCAAGACCACCAGTAGTCACGACACCAAACAAAGCAGATCCTGGCACGCAACAAGCTTCTCTACCAACTGGAGATGTTACGCCACTCTCTATACCAGCACAGGATGGTGGGTCTTTTAATTTATTCAACCCATTTACATGGGGGCAAATGTTAAAAGCTGGAGATGCAGCAAGGCAAGGAAAAGGACCAACATATCAATCAACTCCATTAGGTAATGCATTAAATCGTAATGCAGAGTTAGCAAGATTGATGCAAGAATCTAGAGGACATGCCGCAGGTGGCCCTATGGATTCAAGACGAGCTCATGCTGCTAAATTAAAAGCACAGAGAGCATCACAGCAACGCTCCAGATTGGGTGTGCAGAGAGTAAATGGTCGTTGGGTCAATATGGGCGTCAGTGACCAGGCAGTTGGTAGAAATCCATGGTGGCAAGTTTGGAATAAGAAAGGTGCAACTGCTGAGAGAAAAGCAAAGCAGGAAAAATTAGCGGCACAACTTGCTGAGAGATTAAATAGACAGGAAGCAGCAAAGTTAAAACCAAAACCAAGACCATCACCAGCGGCACCAGGGAGAGCACCAGCATCAGCAGGTGGCACGAGACCATCAGCAGCAGCTGCACCATCATCCCCATCTACAGCAGCGGTGGTAGCACCACCAGTTACTTCTTCGGTGCCATCAGCAACCGCCAGCGGGTCATTTGGATCTGCTGTGCCAGCAGGCAAATTTAAAGCAATGGCATTTGCTGACTTCTTATATCCAGACTTAGTATAATACCATGGCACAAAACGCAAGACAATTTACAGTAGATTCTATTATCTTGACATCAGTTGATAATAGAAGTTTTGATATTACGCAATTGGTATTAGAATTTTCAATCTTTGAAAGTATAAACAATCCTTATATCTTAGCGGAAATTCTTATAGAAGATACAACTGCTAATGTCTTAGCTGGACTGCCTATACAGGGTAGAGAAGAAATTGTTTTTAATTTAAAGACAGAAACATTTTCCCAAACTACTTATACTTACAGATTAAATGTAAGTAGCATTGATGTGAGAACTAATTCTGGTAGGCAGCAAGTTTATCAACTTGGATTGATGAGTTACACTGGAATGGTTAATGAAGGTGTGAGAATAGGTGGAATACTGGAGGGATCTAATGATGAGATTGTTAAGAAAATACTATCTGAAACATTGAAAACTAATAAGAGAGTTGATACTGAGCCAGCAATGTTTAGACAGAAATGGTTACCTTCTTTGAAGAGACCATTCGATTTCATTTATCAGTTAGCTCCTATCACTATATCTGCAGCAACTCCAGGTGGTAGTAAAGCATCAACTAATTCCTCCACACCATCTCCTAGCGGGGTGCCGTCAATTGATACGACAAAACTAACCAAGTTATCTGGCACTGCAGGATACTTATTCTATGAAACACATGACGCTTATGTGTTTAAATCTTTAGATTATCTTTGCTCATCTAATGAAGCACCGTATGGTGGTGAAGCACCAAAATATACTTATTCATATAAGATTGCAAACACTGAAGGAGCAGAAAGTCAAACTCACCTTAGTATATTAGAATATAATTTTGCAAATGAATTGAATATTTTAAAACAATTGAGAGAAGGATTTTATTCTACCGTGTGTGTTTTCTTCGATGTAAATAGTTGCACCTATGAAGAAAACATTTATAAGATAGAAGATACTTATAGAGATATGGCACATCTTGGATCTGTAACCGAGATTCCCTTTGGACAGAAGCAATTAGCTGGGTCCGCTACTCGTATCATGACACAGATGGTCAATCATGAATTATTTCATGATACAAAATCAACTGCGGGTAAAGATGACGCCACTTACAAAGATGTTTATAAGTATTCTATTGCTCAGTCGAATGCAAGATATAAATTAGCTACAAATCAGACGATAAATATTGTAGTCCCTCCAAATCTTACCATAAGAGCAGGTGATAAATTGGAATTGTTATTGCCAAACATGACAGATGATAACGACAGAAAAACAAATCCTTACGACGAAGAGCATAGCGGAAACTATTTAATTAAAGATATAGGATATAACTTTATTATGAGAGGGTCACAACCTCGCACTGGCACTACGAATATTTCTCTTGTGAGGGATTCATTTGGAAGGAAAAATACTGCAAGTAAGGTAAAGAAGTAGTATGGAAAACATTAATAAACATATTGAGCATGATAGGAGAATTGCCGAAGATGCCATGGCATCTTCACAATCAAGAAGACATGCTGAGGAAGAGTTAGAAGCTTTAGAAAGGTATCAAGAAAGACATCCAGAAGATGATCACGATCCAACGCCACTAGAATTATTCTGTGATGCAAATCCAAGTGCTTTAGAGTGTAGAATTTATGAAGACTGATTATGGCATTTGAAAGTTACGGCAGACCTACTAATTTTGTAGGTAAAGATGGTTTCCATTGGTGGGTTGGTCAGATTGAAAAGACTGACGAAAATGATAAAAACTCTAATCGTTTTAAGGTTAGAATTGTAGGGCATCATCTTGCTGATTGCGAGAGTGCTGGTAGCGATGCTTTGCCTTGGGCAAATACCGTAGCTCCAACCACTACTCCTTTTAGTGCTGCAGGTGGCGTAACAACAAAATTAAAATGGGGTGATTGGGTTATCGGATTCTTTATGGATTCCGATATGGCTCAGCAACCATATATCCTAGGAAGTATTGGCACAATAAGAAATGCTAGGGGGGAAGATGACCCAGCACTTGCTCCATTTTTAAAAGCAAACCCAGAAGGATGTAGAGCATTTAAAAACTTTGCTCCTGGTCCTGTAGCTGGTCCTCCACATTCAGTGGTGCCTCTAACTAAACCAGACGTTAAAGCAGCGGCAGCAGGGCAATACGCTACTGCTCAGCAACCTCCTGGTACTGCAAACAATCCAGAAAATGCCGTAGGACAACCGCCTGCTGTTGCATACTCCCAGTGTCCTGGTAGTGCAATGAATGAGGCAGCAGTTAAATGCACTATCATTTCTCAAGCAGATTGCCCAACAGGAAAGACTGCATCGATGATAGAAATTGTTCTATCAGAAATGTTTAAAGCAATCTCACAATCTGGTGGACAGGTTGGAAGTTTGCTTGTTAGTAAGGTTACTGGATACGCTAGGGAAGCAGAGTCTTTTGTTATGGGTTATGTGCAAAAGATAATGGCAATTATCTTTCAAAGTTATAGTTGGTTGAAAGGAAAACTATACAATCTTGTGCAGCAAGGTGTACAATATCTTATCAATGCTTTACTGAGTTTGATATCTGATAAAGGAAAACCAAAGGATGCTAAACCACCATATGATCCTAAGAAACCAGAGAAACTTCTTGACAAAATTCAAAAGTTTTTAACGGATCAATTAGCGAAGATTGGTTGCCAAATTGAAGATTTGTATGACAGAATCCTTAAATTCCTAACAGATTTTGTTATGGGATTAGTGGATAAGTTTTGGTCAGAAGCTTTGTGTGGCATCGAAGCAATGGTTAATTCTTTGATGTCATCTCTACAGAATTTCATCACCAATGCCATTAATTCTATCATGGCACCGTTACTTAATATTTTACAGGGAGTAGCGGCACCATTGAATAAAATTTTCGGCACAATTTCTGAGATTATGAGTTTTCTTGGTATTACATGTGCTGGACTTCCAGAGAAGTGTAAGAAAGTTATCAAAGATTGTGGGGAAGGACCAAAAACAAAAGCGAAAGGCTTGGCAGATGATTTAGATGCTTTACTGTCTGCTATTGCTAAAGATACTAAACCATCTCCTGCTGTTGCTCAGTGTGAAGACGCTTTAGCTCCAGTAAATCCTGAATTAAATGTAGCAATAACTGGCGGCATTCCAGATAAAACTCCAACAACAACACCATCCACGACAACACCTTCTACTACAGTCCCACCAGTTGCTGATGTTCCCACACTAACTATTTTATTAGATCCGCAAAGTGCAACTAAAAATGTTGGAGAGTCTTATACATTTAGAGTAGTTGCTTCTAGCTCTAATGGATCTACGATTAATTATCAATGGCAAAAATCTACTGATGGTATTTCTTATTTGGATATTAGTGGAGAAACATCTGATAATATAACACTATCCTCGTTGGTTTCATCATATGATGGTGATGGATATCGATGTGTGTGTAGAGCATCTGGACACGATCCAGAAGAAGTAATATCTGATGTTGGTTATATTTTTATTAATTCATCTTCGATAGTAGATAGACCAAGAGAAGATTATTTTTCTACTTCTTATGGTTTGATTAAATTTGTTACGGATATTAATGTTTCCACTAATATTTCATCAGTGCGTAGGATAAGATATTCAAATGAAAATACAACAGCACTGGCAGATTATACAATAAAAATAGTAGGAAACTCAACGGCATTATATTCCACCACTTCATTGCCATCTGGACCAGGAGTTAGTTATGATTTACAAGCTAGTCCTGTGGTTGCTAGACCTGGATCTATTGTTACTTTCACTTTAACTACTACTGGCATATCGAATGGCACCAGATTAAATTACTTTATGTTTGGATTTAATCTACAGTTATCTGATTTTGTTAGCAATACTTTGACGGGAACATTTACAGTAGTAGATAATATAGCTACTACACAGGTAACAGTTAGTGATACAGTTAGTTTTTCTGAAGATGAATTGGTTTATGTCGCATTGCAAAATGGTGGAGCAGCAACACAATTTGTAATCGAAGGCAACCCTGTAACTCCACCCACACCACCACCTACATCTCCAACTCCTGTGCCACCCATTGCATGTCCTCCAGTTGTGTCTAGCACAGGACAGATTGTTAGCATTGGTATCTGCTCGCCAGGCACAAGATACTTAGCAGCTCCAGCAATTTATATTCAAGGTAATGGTAGAGGATATGGTGCTTCTGCGGTTGCTGTATTGGATGACGAAGGATATGTTTCTGAGATTAAAGTGGTAAGACCTGGCAGAGGTTATCCTCCAAATCCACCAGAAAATCTAGACTGTATTATAACAGGTTTTACTATTATTAAACCAGGATTCGGTTACGATGTGCCACCTGCTGTATTTGTTGATGGTGAGTTGGATGTTGCTGAAGCAGTCATTGCCAATGGTGTATTAGTTGATATCAAAGTAAAAAATAAGTCAAAAACATTTACAGACAATCCTTTAATTAAAATTATTCCTGTCTCTAGAGGTGTTGGCGCTGTCGCAATCGCAAACATTGCTTGCCTAGATAGACAAGATGTGAGAGAAATCGCAGAAGTTGTTGGACCAACTCCTGTTGGTGAATACATTGATTGCCCATAAGGAGAAGATAAATGAGTCAATATAGTAATGTAAATTATGGCAATCCTGGTGCTACTCCTCTTCCTGCAGAGGCATTTCAAGATGGCACTGCACTTGCTTTATCTCCTGCTGATTGGAGCGAGAATAAAGCACTAGCTCCTCTTGAAGATTGTCAAACATCGATGATACCTCCAGGATCTGAGGTAGAAATTAAGAAAGGTAATTTATGTTGGGCATCTGAAAGTCCGTATGGCGATAGTAGTTTCGGCACCATTACTACAACTGGATCTACTATTGCGGTAGATGAAAAGGGGACAGTAAGAATCAAAGCAACGAGTCCAGTAGCAGAGGATTTGACGTGTGGAAGAATTGAAGTTGAGTCTCAGTCAAACACACGAATTAATGTCGGCACTTCTTTATCAATCAATATTAACACCAGTGGCAAACATGATGAAGAGAATCCCATCAGCAATTCCAGCGATCAATCTGTATCTGAAAAAAGATATCCAGCATTTTCTATTCTTGTAAATAACGGTGGTATAGATTTAGAATGCACGGATGGCGACATTCATTTTAGTGGAAAGAATATTGTATTTAATGCAGCGGAAACTTTAACTTTAAATGCTACCAAGGCAGTTAATATTCTATCAGGTTTTGATGCAAGTGAAGTGTTTGCTAAAGCAGCTGCAGGTTTATTTGGATTTGAATTGCCTGCATCAGGTGGTGGAGAGGTAACAATTAAAGCAGGTAAATTTATCAACGATTCAAATGTTGCTACTACTACTGCATCTCAAGTAAATGAGAAAGCAGGTGCTGCAAAGATATCTGAATCTGGATCTTCTATGGCAACAGTATCGGAAAGAGCTTCGGGTGATAAAGTTATCGCAACTAGTGGAAATGTTTACATTCAAGCTGGTCAAAAGATGCGTATTGAAGCACAAGGTAATGTAGTTAATCCAACTGGTCCAGCCGTGCCTCCAGTTTGGGGAGTTGCTCAGCAGGAAGCATTAGTTATCTCTGCTAATAAAAACAATACTCCTAAAGATACTGCGATGAAAATCGAAGTTGATAATGGTGATTTTGTAACTAAAGTTTCTAAAATTGGTGATTATGCCGTTGTAACTGAAACGGGATTGATTGGTATTTTGGCAGGAGCTGGGAGAGCAACAACTTTTAGTGGCAACCCAGGAGACATCAATATTAAATCATACACTGGTAGTGTATTAACTACAGCGATGAAAGAAGCATCGTTAATTGGTAAAACTATTGCAGGCGCTGGTATTGGAATTCCAGGTGCTACCCCAGATGTTGTTGCTGCATTCGCTCCTGGATCTGGATTTGATTCTGCAACTGGTGGTGTTGCTATGAAAACAACAAAAGGTGCGGCATCTATACTTGGTAGTTTGCAAGTTGGTATGGGAATTGGTGCTTCCCCTGCAGCATCTCAAAATTTCCTTGCATTTAATCCATCTGGAATGCTTTCTAGAATTAATGGTGCTAGTACGGTTACGGTCGCTGGCGCTCTTACCACTAAAATTCTTGGAGCAAATACATTTAATGTTACGGGAGCAAACATTGCAAATGTCACTGGTTTAGTTGCAAGTAAGTCACAAACTGGTGTCCAAATTGAAAGCCCAGGTGACATTACGATCAAGTCACAAGGTAAGATTGATATGACCGCGCCAGGAATCATTACTATTGATGGATCATCATTAGTGTTAAAAGGACAACCAATCAGACTAAATTAGAAAATCCAAAATTGACCTGTAATTACCAAAAGGTCGCAAAAAAAATCTCGGCAAAAAATTGCTTAAAAAAGTCGAGCCCCCTCTTGACACACCCCTGCCATCCTGCTACAATAACGATGTGCTCGGTTGAAGGGGACGAGTCCCTAAGAGATTCTTAAGAGCTCTTGACAACCCCCTCCAACCCTGCTATACTACATACATACACAGAGGAGACACTCCAAATGCTCAACTACGGTGATGACGGTCAAATTCAAGAAGTTGAATCTGACCAAGTACAAGAAACCATCGATAGTATCCTTGAATATGTAGAATCTCGTTTTGATGCTCTTGACAAAGAAGACCGTCAAGAAGATATTATGGCTCTCGCCCAAGAATTCTGGGAATGGGGTAGTGCTGATGACGGTGATGAGATTGGTTACATGTTCCTTCCTCGTTTGGCAGAAAAGTGATTTCTAACGAGCAAGTGATTGACAAAATCACAACGGACCTGTATAATAAGAAGATAATCATTCGTGGAGAGGACAATTCCACTATTGTCCTTAAATGCTCCACAATTAATGAATTCTTTGACCTACTAGATAAGTGTAGAAAACTACTAAAAACCGATACTATTATTTGTCGGTAATTTTTGGGGCGGTGGTGGAATCGGTAGACACACCAGACTTAAAATCTGTTGGGCTTATGCCCGTGGGAGTTCAAGTCTCCCTCGCCCTATTTCCTACTAAATATATTGTAGTGGGAAATGTAATGAAATACACACTAACACAAGCATACTGCTTCTATATGGGAGAAGTTGTGCGAATGTATTTCATCCAAGGTCTTCCCTATACATTTGACGAATTACCTCAGATTATACAAGACCACCCTGCTGTCCAGACAGAAGCACTTCAACATCGTGATTACGACGACGAAGATATGTTTAAAATTTCCAATTATCTTATAATGGAAGAAATGCATCCGCTAATGTTTGAAGTAGAAATAGACAATCCAGAGCTACTTCCTAAAGACGACTGAGGACACGATTATGTTTTGGGGCAAATACCATGAAATGCTGTTTGATTATCTGGACCTAAACAAAACATACAGTGAAACTCATACTCATAAAGAGATAGTTATGGATTCTATCCTCTTTGAGGGTGAATATGTGAAAAAAGCAAGAGTTACTAACATCGCTAACGGTAACTCTCATATTTACAATAATATCATTTATCCAAAAACAGGCAGTAACCTGCCATGCCTGGGAATGGATTTAATGGCATTTTTTCAAAATAAAGTCATTTTAACCTTTGACTTTCAGCACCCTAAAGAGCATTACGATTTCGATCATGAAATTGTAAGAGAAAATATGGGTGAGTATGCTGGTAATACCAAAGAAATTCGTTTTTTTGAGGCTGGCAATCACTTTTCTCGTTATGTGTTTGTGCGTAAGTGTCATATGGATGAAGTTGAGCAATATTTGCCTGATTTTGAAAAATATGTTTCTACTTACGCCAAACTTCTAAATGATGCAAAACCAAAAGGTGATGATACTACAGAATTTGCCAAATTTGACAAATATATGTTAGAATTAGACCCTGTTACAGGTTTTATGCAATCTAATTTTGGTAAAGAGTTTGGTGATAAATATACACACGAATTTCTCTTTGAATATGCCTGAGTAGCTCAGCTGGATAGAGCAACGGTTTTGTAAACCGTAGGTCGTCGGTTCAAGTCCGACCTTGGGCTTCCGTGTGAAGGAAGATGCAAAAGCCTGGAGACCCCTCCAGGTTTTTTT